AAAAATGAGCCAAAGCCTGAGAAGCTCAAGAACACGCGACCTCCTTTTGAGTTGACGGAGCGAGGGAAAAAGATTTGGAAATCAATTTCGAAAAGACTTGAGGTCTGCGGTCTGCTGACGAACATCGACCTCAACGCTCTCATGAGATACTGCGACATCTTTGACAAGTGGCTTCTCGCAAAGGAGATGTATGACACGAAGGGCTGCTTCTATGAAGTCTATCAAGGTTCGGGAGAAAATGCGCGATCAATTGGATACGCAAAAGCTCCGTGGGCAATTGAGTATCGAGGATTTTTGAGAGAGCTCCTGAGACTCGAGGGTGAGTTCGGCATGACTCCCAGCGCACGAACGAGAATTCAACTCGACATCACTGAGAAGAAGCAAGACGAACTTGATGAATTTTTGAGCAAGCGAGCTCGTGGATGAGAGAGACAGGCTCTGGCAACGAAAGCCTGAAGACTACGGAGAGATGTGGCGACTCACAATTGAGCGGCAAGCTCGAGACCTCGAGAACGGCCACGAGCGCGGTCTTGTGTGGGATGAGGAAGCTGCAGACCATGTGTGCGAGTTCTTCAGAAAGTTCTTAAGACACAGCAAGGGCAAGAAGTGGAGCGGCGCTCCATTCGATTTGGAACACTCCCAGGAGTTTCATCGTCTGAGACCTGTCTTTGGATGGAAGAAGCCTGCTTTTAAGTGGGACAAAAGCAAGCCTTTTGACTGGGATGAGCATCCTTTTGACCCTAGAAAGTGGGTCAGGCGTTTCAATGTGGCATATGTGCAGCTCCCAAAAGGCACAGGAAAGAGCACAGAAGCTGCAGGAATTGGGTGCTATTTACTGCACGAAGGAGAGCCTGCAGCTGAAGTGTACAGCGCAGGAGCGAAGAAAGAGCAGGCAAAGCTTGTTCATGAAGAAGCAAAGCGCATGCATGAGAACTCTCCAAGTCTTGCGCGTCGCGTCAAGGTTGTCAGAGACAATATCTCTGTCCCTGATACATACAGCAAGTGGGAGTGCTTCTCAAAGCAGGCTCAAGGTCAAGACGGAGTGTCACCACACGGAGCAATTGCAGACGAGATCCATCAGTGGGGATGGTCTGGAAAGGAGATTCTTGACATCTTGATGGAGTCAGCGAAGACGAAAAGAACAGATCCTCTCATCTGGTTGATCACGACTGCAGGAGACAACAAGTTCTCTCTCTGTTATGAGTGGAGAATGTATGCAGAGAAGGTGCTGCGTGGCATTGTGCAGCATGACTCGTTCTATGGGATGATATGCGAGCCAACACGAGGAGAGCTTGACTCGTATGGATGGGACAATCCGCGTCTTGCGTATCTTGTGAATCCTGGTCTTGGTCTCACGGTTGAAGAGTACAGGGTTGAGGACTCAATTGCAGAGGCAAAAGCGTCAAGTCTGTCGCGCACGAAGTATCAACGCTATAGGCTCAACATGTGGGTGGGCGAGCAAGCAGACAAAATGCTTGATTTTGAGTCCTACGCAGCACCGATTGCGAGACCCTGGAAGCCTGGACTTCTTGGCAAAAAGTGCATTCTTGGCCTTGACATGTCGAATTCGAAAGACGTGACAGCACTTGTTGCAATATTCCCAGATGTTTCAAATGATCTTTACTACTCAATGGCCTGGTTCTGGGTCCCTGAAGACAACGTCAAGGCACGAGTTGAGAAGGACAACGTGCCATATGACAGATGGATTGAGGAAGGATATCTCACTGCAAGTCCTGGTGCGTGGGTCAATTATAAGCAGATCATTAACAAAATCCTTGAACTCCATGAGATGTACGAGGTGGAAGCTGTCCTGATGGACGCTTGGAACACAGGCCAGGCAGCGCAGGAGCTTATTGACGATCACAACGTGAATGTCATTCGAGTTTCGCAGGGGATACTTGGGCTGAATGACGCTTGCAAGTTCATGCAGCGGATCATTCTCACCAAAAGGATCATTCCAGAATACAATCCTGTCCCTGAGTGGATGGTGTCAAACTGCATTGCAAAACAAGACGCAGATGGGAACATCAAGCCTGATAAGAATAAGAGCGAAGAGAAGATCGACTTTGTCTCTGCCTTTGTCACTGCATCAACGATGCTGGTCCGTAACAAATCGACGGATGAAAAAACATTTATTTATGACACGCAAGAATTGGGTGTAATAAAAAATGTAGTATAATGTCAAGCGAATCCTTACGTGGTTCGGCTTCCTAGAGCTATGCTGCCACTTCAATCCCTCATTTTGAGGTGGCAGCTTTTTTTTCTTAAGCGAGAAACGTGCGACTATTCCCCAAACTTTTCAAGCAGCGCAACACGCCAGGTCCTCTGGACAATTTCTGGTATAAAACAAATCCTGTCCCTGGTGGATCATCAAAATCATACTCTCCTGATGCACTCAATCGGATTGCTGCAGTGCATGCATGCAAGCAAGCAATCAGAGAATCAATCTCGATGCTCCCTCTTCGTGTTTACGAGAAAAAAGATGAGCGAACTGTTCAAGAAGTCTCAGATCATCCTGTTGCAAGACTCTTCAAGCAAGGACCGAACGAGTATACAGACGGCATGCAATTCAAAGAGGCGATGATTGATGCGTGCCTCGACTATGGGAACGGCTATGCAAAGATAGATAACACAAGAGCAGGCGTTCCTTCGCGCATGGTATATCTAGATCCTGCTCTCACAAAGCCAGAAATCGACGGCTCTGGAAAGCTTTCTTTCAAGTCATACACAAATCAAGGTCAAGAGGTACGATACAAGTCTGAAGAAGTGTTGCATTTCGCAATCAACTCGCGTGATGGCATCATCGGGCGCTCTCCAATGGTGACAGCTGCAGATGCTTTCAACTTTTCAAAGTCTGTCAGCGATCATGGTCTGAAGTACTTTGAGAATGGCACTTTCATTGACTTTGTGCTTGAAACTGACCACTTTTTCGAGAAAGACGAACAGAGAAAGAACTTTCTCAAGCGTTTTCATGACTGGTATCAAGAGCTTGGGAATGACACTGTCCTGCTTGAGCAAGGTGTGAAGCTCAAGCCAATCAATACGACAAACAGAGAAGCGCAGTTCATTGAGTCAGTCGACCTTTCTGCGTATCAAATCGCGCAAATATATCGAGTTCCTCCTGTCTTTGTGCAGATGATGGATAAAGGAATGACATTTGCAAGCGTTGAACAGCTCGCAATTTTCTTTGTCCAGTACACTATTCAGCCTTGGGCAACACGTCTTGAACACGCAATCAATCGTCAGCTTCTCGAAAGGTATGGAGAAAAGAATTCTTTCGTGCGCTTCAACGTCAATGCTCTGCTCCGTGGTGACATGCAAGCACAGACTCAGACTCTTTGCATGCGCGTTCAAAGCGGTCTGCTCTCTATCAACGAAGCAAGACAGCTCGATGACAGGAATCCAATCGAAGGCGGTGACGTCTACTTGATACCCACGAACAATCTCTCCCCAGTCGACCAGCTTGGAAGCGAAGACGAGGAAGAAACAGAGGAGGCTGATGCGAATCAAGAAGAGGAAGGAAAAGAAGAAGAGCAAGAAGGTGGTCAAAAGAAAGCTTCCCTATTTGAGCGCATCGTTCGGGACACGTTCGAGCGATGCCTCACGAAGGAAGGGAAAGCTCTCTCCTCTGCTGTCAAGCGTGAAGGGTTCATGAAGTGGGCTGAGGAGTTCTATCCAAAGCATGAGGAATTCATCGCAAGGGCTCTTTTGCCTATCGCAGAGAGCCTTGACCTTGGCCTTGATGACGCTCTGAAGGCGTCTCGAGGGTACGTCTCCAAGCGCAAAGCGTTGATCCTTGAGCTTGCACAAGGTAACAAGCTCGAAAAAGCATGTGAAGTCTCGAAGGAAGAAGAGGTGAGGGCAATCATGGAAATTTTTGAAGGGAGATAGATATGGAACGTCAGGTCAGAGTATGCGAGCTTCGTGCTGCAGCGGAAAAGGACACAGAGAACAAACTTGTTGGGCACGCTGCTGTCTTTGGTCAGGTTGGTGATGGCTACTTCTTCACAGAAGAGATTGCGCGTGGGGCTTTTGAAGAAACTCTGAAAGATAAGCGCGAAAAGTTCGCAATTTTCAATCATAACTGGGATTTTCCTCTCGCATCTACCGAGAGAGGGCTTGTTTTGAGAGAAGATGAGGACGGTCTATACACGGAAATTGAGCCCACTGCGACCCAATACGGCAAGGATCTCATTGAAAATGTGAAGGCTGGCATTGTCAAAAAGATGAGCTTTGGCTTTGAAATCGTCCGAGAAGAGTACCAATCCCCAAAAGAGAAAGACGACTTGCCTCATTTTATCATTCGAGAAGTGAAGTTGTACGAGGTTTCTCCTGTCGTTCTTCCCTTCTACGACGGCACAGACCTCTCACTCGCTGGCAAGATGGCGTCTCGTTCTGCAATTTTGCTTGGTGAAGCACGCAGAGAACGCTCAGACGAATGGATGCAGCGCATGCAGGCAAGTCTTGAAGAGCGTATGCGCAAGGCTGGGGCTGATAAGAATCAGACACAGGACATTCTTCGTGCTGCCTATGAAAAACAAATGCGAGAGATAGAAATTTTGAAAAATTTCTCTGCATAAGGTTTTGAGCAATCGAATTTCAGGTGTACAAGGGTCTTGCATGAGCACTTCGCGTCCATTGACATGAAGCAGCATGCACATCCAGCAAAGCGGCTCGCTCGAGCTCCGCGAATCCGTCAAAATCGACGGTCTATCATCATATTGAAAAAAATCAGGCTTTTTCCGGCAAGAAAGAGCTGCTTTTGGGGGACTATACAATGCTAAAGAAACTACAGGAACGCTTGGTTAAGCTTGGCGATTCCATGAAAAAGATGAATGACGGGCTCATTCAAGCAGACGGCTCAGTCCGTTCTTTCACTGAAGACGAGCAAAAAGAGTGGGACAAGCTCAAGGGCGAGTCTGACGAAGTGAAAGCTGCAATTGAACGTCAGAAAGCAATTGATGAGACTGAAG